TGGGATAGTTTAGAAGATGAGATTTATCCTAAACACTTCCTTGATAGTTTGCTTCAAATGGTTCATGATATTGACACAGGTAAAGAAAAAGTTATTCCTATGGATGAAGTGATGATGAACCGACTGAAAGACCTTGTAGATGATGTGGAGTTGGATGATGAAGACTTTACCTGATAAAAGAGAACTGGATATAATGTGGACTGTTGCCTCCTCATCCAGTATTGAAACTGGCACAAGACCCCATTACGGGTTTGCCAAGATGCTGTATGATTACCTCACAGACAAAAAACCCCGAGTAGAACTTGGCAAATGACCTACAAAGCAACCTTGAAAGTTCATTTTGATACTGAATGGACCTCCACCCATTATAGTGGTGGTTTTGATGATATGATGCTCCCCGAAGAGCATTATACTTTTCAGATTCCTGCCGAAGACCTTAACACTTATCAACTGTTTCATTTCTTCTCAACTGTTGCTAGGGCAATGGGTCACAACGACCTCAACATTATGAAAGGTGCTTGTGCTCTGGCATTCAGTGAGATGCGAAGTCATGAAGATATGCGTAAGGTTGCCGAAGAGTTTGACCTTACAATGGCAGAAGACTTGGAGAAAAAGTTTCAAGACTGGAAACTTCGTGATGAAGAATGGGCACGACTGAAGAAAGGTCCAATGGGGACTGTTCTAACTGATGAGGAAAATGAGGAAAGTCAAAGTCAAACCAATCAGTAGCAAAGCAAAGAACCGCCTTTGTAACATCATGGCAAACAATCCTGTTTGTATTGTAGAACAGGACACTGGTGGTGAGTTGTTTCTTGCCTCTGAAAATCGCAAATACTTTTTCTGGGTTTCTACCCGCACTGGCACTAATCGTTTCGGTGACAAGACAGATGCACACTGGGAGGTTATTGAATGACTCATCCAGCAAATGATTTTGAATGGGTAGATGATGCCGAAGAAGGATTTGTAGAATGGTTTAATGGCGAATGTGGACCTTTTACTTGGAGATGTGAATACTTCTATGGAGACTGTGAAGTAGAAGATGAAAAAACCCGCAAAGATTTACTTTACAAGTGGATTCACTCGGCATATGTAAGTGGATACAAACAGGGTAGGACACCTGAATAACTGGCACACTACCCCCTTTCCTGTGAAAAAATCCTGTATAATAACAATTGTTCAGATAAATCAAGATGAGTTTTTCTAAAACTGTTTCTGTTTTTGCTGCACTCGCAAGTATTTTCGCTGCTGGCGCTGCTGGATGGAAACTTGCACAATCAAATTCTGATGTTCCCCCCAGTATTCTTGATCAAAAGATTGAACAACTAGAACAACAAATTCAACAAAATACTATGGGAGTTCCAGAAGAACAATCACCAAAAGAACAATCACCAGAAAAACAACTACCAGAAGAACAACAGATTGTAACTCAAACGCAAATTCAAACTACACAAAAACCACAAATTCTACCACTAACTCCTCCTGCACCTCCCGCACCTCCGACTTCTCCTGCTGGAACTTTTGAATAATTATGAGCGGCATTTCTGACAATTTTCTTCAACTTGCTATTGATACTGCTAAATCTTCACCTTCACGTCGCAGGGTTGGTGCAGTTCTTCTAAAAAAGAACAAAGTGATTGCAACGGCAGTAAATCTTGAAGAAAAATCTCACCCCCTCCAAGCAAAACTTGCACAAAAAGTTGGATTGGGTGAGAAGATTTATTTGCACGCAGAGATTTCTGTATTGATTAAAGCAAAGGAAGATGCTGATACTATTGTCGTTGCCAGAGTAAATACGCAGAATAAACTGAGAATGGCAAAACCTTGTCCTATTTGTGCTTTGGCACTGGAACAAGAAGGAATTAAAAATATCTACTATACGACTAACGAAGGTTTTATGTATCTTTATTCTCCTGATGATGAAGTGGAAGAAGAGTAAAGTCTTCTAAACTTCTAATCTAACAATCTAAACAAAACTAATTTGGAACCGATGACTGAAGCAATTGAAGCAGCATTTTACGAAGGAAAAGTCATTTGTGCTTTTTCTACCCGTGAAGAATGTAAGGATTTTATTCGGGAGCATTGTGAAGAAATTGACCCTTTTGATGTTCAACTAAAAACAATTTATGTAAGTGATTACAAACCTTCTGGATACTTTGACCGATGAAACTAAACACTATTGTTTTACTAAATGCTTATCAAACAATTATTCTTTGTTGGGGAATAGCATATATTCTTGGTATTTTCAAATGACTAAATGTTCTTTTGACCCAACAGCAGACATCTACAAAGATGCTCCTATTGGTATGTTCCACTGTCCTGAATGTGGTGAAATGGTAGTTGCTGGGATTCCTCATCCTGATTGGGATGAGTTTTATAATGAGGATGAAGAATGACTAATCTACTCAAATACATCAAATCTCTAAAAACAATCTATGTTCCTTCACTTTGGTTTGGTGTTCTGTTAGTTGCTTTGTTCTTTCCACAGTATGTTTTGTGGTTTATGTTTGGAACTGCTTGGGGAGTATTGTGGATGATTGCTTACAATTGGTTTCACGACAAATGATTGACTACACACTTATAGAATTTGAACTCATCTGTGAGGAAGTCGCAAAACTTCCAACAACCACAGATACTTTCTATGTGTCCCCTGATGTGTTAGAATTGGTGGAACAACGGATTTGGGATTATTATCACTAATGAACGACACCATCAAAGAAAATCTAATCCAAATTCAAGATGTTGCTAACAAAGCTCTTCAAGAATATATAAATTCCACAGAACCCAAAGAACGATTTAGTGGTGTAAATTATGCTGACTTGCAAGTGGTGGATGTATATGTGAAGTATAGTATTCACGAACAGGATTTGGAGTATGGTGTGTTGATTGAAGAATGCTCACCAACTGCTTATGATTTCCAGGATTATATGTTAGAATACTTGAAAGATAATCTGCCTAATGATTTGGGGTGGCATTGTTATGTTGAATTGGAGTGGTAATTATGACTAAAACTCAATCAGCATTAGAACGAGTTATTATTGAACTTGATAGTTGGTGTGATAATTGGACTCCCACATCTTATAATGACCCTCGCATTAGTTTGAGACAGATTGCTGACCGTGCCCGTGATGTTTTAGAACAGGAGAAAAATGACTATGATTTTAAATGAAGAAATCCTCAAACTTGTAAAAGAACACTTTGAAGAAGATTGGGATGAGAATGATGGTTGGGAGTATTCTGGAAACTTTGATGCCTTTGTGAAGTTTGCCCAAGAAATCTATGATAAGGCTTATGATGATGGTTGCTTCGACAATTATTGAGGACACTTGAAGAACTGGCACAGGGGATGCTCTGGGTGCCTCTGGATGCCCTATAATACTCTTGTACACACAGACACCTGAAATGACTAATCTTCTTCAAAACTATACTCTTGAAGATTTCGTAAAATGTCGTAATCAAAAAGAGTGGGTTTGTGATAATTGTATGAAATGTGGTGATAGAGATTGTTGCTCTGGAAATCACATTATGTTTAGAGTTCTTAAAACTGATGATTGTCTTTGTTCTATTTGTATGAGTGGATTGAAATGAAACCCTTTTTGGGAGAAGAAATGACTTACGAAGTTCAAACTTGGGATGATGCAGATAAAACTGTGTATTATGAAACCGTAAAGGATGCTAATGATTATGAGAATGCTCGTGATATAATTGTAGAGAAGTATCCAAATCGTAAAGTAATTGCTGTGATTAGAAAATGAATTTACTTGAAACACTTGAATACTTTCTCACAGAAACCGCAGCAGATATGGATGGTTTGTCTTGGGAAATCCGTGAGGAAACTAACTATGAGGACAACAACATAGAATATTTGACTGAATGTTATGACTTCAATAAAGAACTTTATGATAATCTCAAACAAATCAAACTGATGATTGAAGAGAAAGACCCTGTAAAACAAATCCTCAACGACCCTAATGATGAACTGATTGAAAAGTTTGTGGAAAAGAAAAAAGAAGTTAATGATAAACTGATTGAGAATGTGCTAAAATGGTCTGATAAAGTTTTAGATGGTATTGATTTGAATGAAAAACTACCCGATGAAGAAAATGACTGAACCAACAGACACAGAAATCCTTGAATTTCTACTCAATCAGTTCCAAGCACACAATCTCAAAATGAATGGTGAAAGTGATTGGAAATTTATGAGTAGTGGATTTCCTATGAACCACGCAA